ATACAAGGACTGGGTATTGGATTTAGCGATCCTACTGACTGGATATCAACTGGAAATTACGCCTTAAATTATTTAATGACCAGTGACTTTAACAAGGGGATACCGCTAGGCAAAGTGACAGTATTAGCAGGTGAATCAGGTGCAGGTAAAAGTTACATAGCATCAGGAAACATAATTAAGAATGCACAGGATCAAGGTATATTTGTTATATTAATTGATACAGAGAACGCATTAGACGAACAATGGCTACAAGCATTAAAAGTAGACACATCAGAAGATAAACTTATGAAATTAAGTATGTCCATGGTTGATGATGTAGCAAAAACTGTTTCAGAGTTTATGAAGGGTTACAAAGAACAACACGCAGACAACAAAGAAGGTGCACCTAAAGTACTATTTGTCATAGACAGTTTAGGTATGTTACTCACTCCAACAGACGTAAACCAGTTTGAAGCAGGTGAGATGAAAGGTGATTTAGGTAGAAAACCAAAAGCCTTGACGGCACTTGTAAGAAATTGTGTTAATATGTTTGGAAGTTGGAATGTAGGACTTATAGCGACCAACCACACATATGCATCACAGGACATGTTTGATCCAGATGATAAAATATCAGGTGGACAAGGATTTATATATGCCTCAAGTATTGTTGTTGCAATGAAAAAACTAAAATTAAAAGAAGACGAAAAAGGCAACAAAGTTTCAGATGTAAGGGGAATAAGAGCCGCTTGTAAAGTTATGAAGACGAGATATGCCAAACCATTTGAAGGTGTGCAGGTAAAGATTCCATATGACACAGGCATGGATCCATACAGTGGACTAGTGGACTTGTTTGAGAAGAAAGGTTTACTGGTACAACAAGGTAACAGACTTAAGTACATTGATTCAAAGGGCAAAGAACACATAGAGTTTAGAAAAGCATGGGTAGGTGATAAATTAGATATGATAATGGCAGAGTTCAAAGAAATTGCAACCACAGAAGAAGTGGCAGAGGAAGTTCAAGCGTAATGATAGACTTTTCAAACGAAGACATTGAAAGGTTATGGAATTCGATCACACATTACGTACCAGAGAGACAGAAATTAGATTGTGCCATAGACTTCATTAAAAGTCTTGAGGACATCGGTGTAGAACACAATGAAATAAAAGCGTCTGCTGAATACGATCCTAAGTTAGAAGAAGCAATCCACACTGTGTTCGAGGAAGACGAAGAGTCGGACGGATACGGCGATGATGATTAATTGGTACAACGAAGTAAGTAGAAATTTAGACAAGATACCAGACTGTGTTGAATACTTTGAAAAAGAATTATTAGAAGCAAAAAAACAGTGCAAAATATACGGTAACCTAGAAAGAGCCAGTGCGGCACTGCCTGGAATCGTGGAAGAAAGATTCAGTCAACTACAACAGCTGGAAGCAATACTAGAATATTTGAACATAGAACTAAGAAGATTAAGATCTAAAACTTTTAGGAAATATTTGGAAAGCTATGCCAGAGCATTGTCCAGCAGAGATGCAGAAAAATATGTTGATGGTGAAGACGATGTTGTTGACATGGACAAAATTATAAACGACTTCGCCCTAATAAGGAATCAGTGGCTAGGCATCACCAAGGGACTCGATCAGAAGCAATGGCAAATAACAAACATCGTCAAACTGCGGGTCGCAGGAATGGAAGATGCCGACATCAAATAGAATAATACTGACGGATGTTGACGGGGTGTTGCTGGAATGGGAGAAACATTTCACAGACTGGATGCTACAACGTTCATACTACAGTGGCGACGAAAAAGTTTATCCTTACAAACTACTTGCCAATAAACAAAATACCTACGAGATGGCAGAAAGATTCGGTGTAGATATACCGACGATAAGAAAAGAAATAAGGGAGTTCAACAAAAGTGCGTGGATGGCTACACAGTGTCCAATTCAAGATTCGCAGACATGGGTAAAATTACTTGCCGCGGAAGGTTGGACATTTATACCAATCACATCTCAAACATCAGATATACCAGCACAAAAAGTTAGAAAAAAAAGATTAGGTGAACTATTTGGAGATCACATTTTTACCAATTATCATATATTGGACACCGGAGCAGACAAAGATTCTGCTTTAGCGGAGTTTCACAACACCGGACTATATTGGGTGGAAGACAAGCCAAAGAACGCTGTAGCCGGGCTCAAATACGGTTTAAAGCCTATATTAATTGACCATCCCTACAATAGAGATTTTGATCATCCTGACATTAAACGGGTGAAGGATTGGAAGGAAATACATCAAATTCTATCAGGCAGAAAATGATAATCATATATTTCTGGTAAAAACAAACTCAATATTTTCTTTGCTACCAATTCTATTTGTCCAAATTTTATATCCGCTCCTTTGAAATTTTTCTACAATCTCATCTAGTCTATCAAAATTATTATCTATAGCACCTATATTCATCTCGCATTCACACAGAATTATTTTAGCTGGCAATGACAGATCTAGTATTTCATTCAACATCTCATACCAACGCCCTTCAACATCTAGTTTGATAATATCCACATCTGATCCGTGTTGGCTAGATATTTGTTTGAGGTTTGTGGTTTCAACTTCAATCATGTTTCCATAATGAGCCGGCTTGTCCAATTGGAAACATTTTCCATCTCCGGCAACATCATAAAACTTCTTGGTCAGCCCTGGCACGGTGTCATAGGCTTTGCTTGTATGTATAATGTTATAATCACCTCGGTTAGCATTGTCTGTGGTTTGGCTAGACAAAGGAGTTGGATCAAAAGTTAAAATTTTTGCTGTGCGATTGTCCTTACGACAATTTACTTCGTATCTTATCTCTCTTGACACACCAAAATTCCAAAACATGTTGGCGTTTTTTCTTATGTGATCAGGTGTACTATATTGTTTGTACCTTGTCCAACCATCTTTTTGACTTACAAATCCACCACTGGGTGCTAAAGGAAATCTTTTTTCAACCTCTCTACAACGTTCTAGAATCCTCATACTGAAAATATTTATAGTTAAATACCTTTGTGAAAATATATGTAGGCCACGATAGCAGAGAAGACATAGCATACCAAGTATGCGAACATAGTATCAAACGTAGAGATCCATCGGCAGAGGTCATAGCCCTTAAACAGAACGACATGCGAGCTCAAGGAATTTACACACGTGAAAAGGATACACTCGCATCAACAGAATTTACATTTACAAGATTTTTTGTCCCATACCTAAACAACTTTAAAGGATGGGCGGTGTTCTGTGACTGTGACTTTTTATGGAAAGTTCCGAGCCATATGCTTACCAAGTATATGGATCCTAGTAAAGCAGTGGTTTGCGTACAGCATGACTATACACCAAAGGAAACAACCAAAATGGATGGACAAGTCCAGACTGTGTATCCTAGAAAGAACTGGTCAAGTATGGTGCTTTGGAATTGCGAACATGAAAAAAATAAAATTCTAACACCAGAATTCCTTAACCAACAGACGCCAAAATTTTTACATAGATTTAGTTGGCTAGAAGATTCCGACATTGGAGACTTGCCCCACAACTACAACTGGTTAGTCGGTTGGTACAGAGAACCGCAAGACGGGTCGCCCAAGATATTACACTACACTGAAGGTGGACCGTGGTTCGATGGATACAGAAATTGTGAGTACTCAGACGAATGGAAGAAAGAGTTGATCAATCTATTCAGTGCCTAATGAACTGGGAAAGACTTAAACCAAATCATTATTTTGAAGATCCTGTACAGCACATCTACACGCAGTCAATATTTGACACCAAGCAATACGATACGTTGTATGAAAATCAAAATAATCTAGAGCATAGACATTGGCAGGATTTCAATGCAAAGTATAAAATTACATACAAATTCAAAGAAAACTTCAGCGATCTGGATTACAACAAAGAGGTGATATGTTTATGGTTTTTCAAAGAAAGATCGGACAGGTATTACAGTCACATAAATCTGCATGGCAAAAAAGTTGAATATCATCCAAATGCTTTTTTGATAACACGATCTAAGGATATATCATTTGAAAGAGGCAAAAAAGATTACATAAGAAATCCTTTTTTACAGTTGGATCTTAGTTTACAGCAATATAAAGATATTGTGGGTATATTTCAAAAATAAATTTTGTCAATTTGTCCAGCGTTATCCTTGTATTCGATCACTTCACTGCATGTGAAACCTAGAGTGTGCATATATTCGTCCATCTGTTTTTCATAGGGTATCAGTGGCAACGCAGGATCTGGTTCTTGGTTTACTTCCTGAATAACATATTTGGCCCTTTCGAACACACTAGGACATCCTTCCATGACCATAATTTCTGCTCCTTGGACATCTTGTTTGATCAGATCAAACTGAGCATCCTTGCCAACCAAATTGTCCAAGGTCTGCATCTGTCTTATTTCATAATTTTTAAAAATATTAAACACAGTTGAACCTTTGGTGTAGGTGACCTTCTTTTTACTTCCCTTGTTGATTTCTCTTAGATACATTTTCACTTCGCGATCGCTATCGCCAAGCACAGCGATATGATATTCATCTGCCACTTCTTTTAATTTGGCTTCGTGTTTTGGTCCTGCTTCAATGCACGTGTAATGAGCATCAGGCCATATTGGTCTAACGTTATTGGTCCAAAATCCGTTCCATGCCCCAATATCTAATATTTTAGAAGGCATGAACCCATGTGCTGATTTTAGTTTTTCAAGATAGTTGTACATCATTGTTTGTGATACACTATGTCCGGCCATTTTTTCAGTAAAACCTTAAAGCCCAGTGCGTTCAAATGTTCTTTTATATTTTTTTTACTACTGCCATATTTCTCGCTGTTGCCATTCAATTCAATCATTAAATATTCAACGTTGTTAAGGATTTTTGTGGCCCCTTTAAGTACTTCCATTTCGAGGCCTTCAACATCTATCTTAATCAAATCTATTTTATCGTATCCTAACGAATCTAATTTGTTGATTTGTGTTTCTCCTTTTTCTAGCAACACCCTGGTATTTTGGGTGGCACTTTCTGTTGTTAACTTTACCAATCCATCTCTATTGCCCAGTGCTTGGTTAAAAGACTCCACATGACTGTATGCGCTGACATTTCTCGCAAGACATCCGTAATGAATTGTATTTGGTTCATAGCAGTGTATTTTTTTTGCAAACCGTTGCATAGATAGTGTCCAGGTGCCACACCATGCTCCCACATCGACTATGAGATCGAATTTTTTCTCATTACTTTTGCACCACTTAATAAAACTATCAAGGCATGTGTCTTGCATGTACGGATGTCCTTTTTCTCGCCATTGTTCGATCTGTGCATCGTTGGATGGAACCCATAGGCCATTGGACAGTTGTTCTATACTCACATTAATCCTTTGTCCATCAGTATCTCTACGGCTGTGCCGTTCTCAAACTCTTCGGGCGTGAACTGTTGATAGGCAAGGCTGTATAGCCAAGGCTCTGGTCCACCATAGTAAGGATTTTCTATGTCTGCCAGTTCCAAGTTTCCAACATCTACAGCAAAACTTTTATCATGACAGAAAACAGGAATGCCCTCGCACATTGCTTCAACTGCCGCTATACTACAACTAGTGACCACACACCACGCCTCTTTTAGATCCTCGGATAGGGGAACATTGGCCTCACTTGGTCCTGATGTGCCCCTGCCCCTAGGCTTGTGTCGAAGTTTGATAGGCCTGTCTGTGTACCTTTTTATTTTTTCAATAGTGTCATTAGTCCAATTTGGTTCATCAAGATAACCATGTATGCTATCAGAACTTGGACAAACTAGAATATATTTGCCTGCAAAATTAGGTGCTTTGATTTTGATGCCAAACTTTTCAAATCTATCTGACTTGCAATTTTTAATGTAAGAAACGTGTATTCCGTTTTTACAAATTCTCCAGTAGTGATTGTCAGCTTTTAAATTGCTGTTATCAAATCTACCAAAGTATGGGGTATCCGTAAACCAAAACTGGTGCATACGTGCCTCTAACTTTTTCACCAGATGTAAATTATTATTGACAAAACCCCAATACATCGAGTTAGACAATGGCTCTGTTGCAATACTGTTATCATTCACCACTACCTGTTCTGGCCATGACTTTTTAACACCGTTGAATACTTCCCATGCCTTGCTGTTTTTATTGTTAAATGGTGCGTAAATTGTTAGCATCTATAAATTCTTTCAATTTTTCTGCCCATTGTCTGTGTCCCTCTGCCGAAGGATGCGGATCATTTTTACTGCTTACCAAACCCTTGTCTAGAATAAATTCATAGTGGCTAAGGTTAGGACTGAAAAATCTATCCATGTTTATAGCATCTTTGATTACTTTGTAATCAAAAATTTTATTTCCAAAATCGTTTGGCAAAGAGTTATACATCACATATGGTATCCTTTTTCTCTCAAAATAGTTTTGTAAATCAAACACACTGTCTAAGAATCTCATGGTCATGTTATTTTCAATATCCCAACCTTTGTTATTCCTAATAAAACTAACATTGTCAAGTGTCTTCCAGGTACGCCATGTTAGCTCAGTGCCAGGCATTCTGCCTTTTTTATGACCATCGTTGGTAACATAGTCATTACGATTGGCACTAGACCATCCTATCACAGCAAAATGTTTATCACGGTTGTGCCGTTCCAACCACACCTTGGTCGTGAAACTGATCCTGTCATTCCCTCTACCTCCCATGGCATAGCTGATCATTGGCATATCATAGTCTTCTGCCAGTATTTTAGTAGTAAATGTGTCAACACCGTCTGCGGGACGGCTAGTCAAAAAACTGCAACCATTCGAAAATAA